ACGGCTGTTGCTGGCAACTGGCACACTGAAGCTGCTGCGGTTACTGTACAGGATATGACTTTTACAAGGGAGACATTTAATGCACACGTTTTAAACACGTTAGTAAAAGTTTCTGTTGAATGGGCAAACGATGAGTTTGGTCTTTTAAATACAGAGTTACCTGTTATGTTAGGTGAGCGTTTAGGCCGTGGTCTAAACACTGCATTTACAACCGGTGATGGTTCTGGTAAACCAACAGGATTCAGAGACGTTGCTCCATCCGGTGTAGAATCTGCATCTACTGGCGCATTTACTGCAGCTAACTTAGTTGAATTGGTTCACTCTGTGGATGTTGCTTATAGAAATAGTCCATCTGTTGCATTTATGATGCACGATAATATTTTATCTGCGGTTAGAAAGTTAAATTTTGATACTGCAAATAATCCATTATTCCAACCATCATTAAGAGAAGGTGCGCCAGATAAACTTTTAGGCTACAATTATTTTGTAAATAATGATTTGCCATCAACTCAAGCAGCTGATGCAAAAATTATTTTCTTTGGTGATTGGTCTAAATATGTTATACGTCAAGTTGCCAACAATGTGCTTGTGCCATTGCGTGAGCGTTTTATGGACGAAATGGAAATTGGTTTCTTAATGTATGCTCGTTATGATGGCAAGTTGCTACAAACTGCTGCAATTAAGCACCTAAAGAATCTGTAATCTTATATTGGGATCTAATCTGGAGGAGTTGCAATATACTCCTCCATTTTAAAATATAAACAAATGGCTTGGAAAGTAACTACTGCACCTGTTAATGAACCTTGGACTCTTGCCGAGGTTAAAAGCTATTTAAAGATTGATGATTCAAACGAAGATTCAATGTTAAATACTCTTATAAAAGGTGCAAGGATGGTGGCAGAGAGTTATTTAAACCAAGCATTAATTACACAAACAATAACGGAGAAGTTTGATAGGTTATCTAATCCTACTTTATACCTTAGTGTATCTCCTGTTATTGCCGTTACTAATTTCCAGTACGCAGACAGCCAAAATACTACGCAAACCTTTGCAGCGACTAATTATGTCGTTGACACATTTAGTGAACCAGCACGGCTCTCTATTGCTTACGGGAAAACATGGCCTACACTTTACGGAAACATAAATGATGTAACGATTACTTATACGGCAGGATACGACACAGAAAGTAGCGGTGTGCCATTCCAAATAAGACAAGCTATCTTATTAATGATAGCCGATACCTACGAGAATAGGCAAGATTACGTTAAAAAATTACCTACTGCATCTCAATATTTACTTGACCAATATCGCGTTCAATATTTCTAATGAAGTATAACAAAAATGAAATTATTGGTCGAATGCGTGACAGGATAACTATCCAAAATGTCACACGTTCAAAATCAGATACAGGCTTTGCCCAGGAGTCATGGGCAGATAGTGCCATAGTTTGGGCAAATGCCGAAAGCAAGTTACCTCCATCAAATGAAACGGTGATTGATGGAAAGAATACTGCTAAAAATATAAGCGACTTTACTATAAGATATACGACAGGCATAGATGAAGAAAGTCGTATTATTTGGAATGACAAGTTATACCAAGTAAGAAATATAAAAGTAAGTCACGATAGAAGATTTATAAGTTTTCAAGGCGAGTTCTACGACTCCTACATACTTACCGGTGTTTCCGTTGCTGCTATCCTTTCAGCCAATGCAAATGTATCATCCAATATAAAAGTGATACACAATGTCCTTGCTGCAATGAATGCCATAGCAACGACGAACGCTGAATTAACAGTAAGCCAACAAGGTCAAGTCTTGGCTGCGGCTTCCTTATCCGCATCTGGCAATCTTTCTGCCAATGCTACAAAAGTGATACCAATTAATAGCGATGTTACGGCAAATGTCACATTAGCTGCTGCGGTAACAAAAGTTATAAATATAGATAGTACATTAAATGCAAATGCTACTTTATCGGCAAATGCTTTAGTGAGCAAAACATTATTAAGTACATTAAATGCAAATGCTACTACATCGGCTGCTGTTGATGTAGTAACGCAAGGCTCTGTTAGTGTAGATGCATCTTTAACAGGATTAGGCACTGTTGCTGCTGAAATTAAGCGCACAGTTACATTAGAAAGTAGTTCAAGCACAAGTGCAACCACAGAATTAAACGCTACGCTTACCAAAGTAATTGAGGCAAGTGCTACTGCAACGGCTAACACACAAAGTACAGCACAGTTAACTATACCAGTTAACGCAGCTGCAAATGCTACGGCTAACACATCGGCAAATGCTACATTATCATACACAGTTAATGCCGAGTTAAATGCTACGGCACAGACAAGCGTTGACGCACAGATAACAAGGATTATCTCCGCAGAAATGACTGCTACGGCACAGACAAGCGTTGAGGCAGGTGTAGGAGTTACCTTTGTAGCTTCACTAATGGCTTCGGGCTCTGTAACAGATGCAAGTCTTTTAAGAACGGCAACCTTGGCGGCAAGTGTAACGGGAGCGGCAACGGTGACGGGTGCGACGTTGGATGTATTTGATGGAGATGCGTCTGCATTCTTTGGAAGAGTTACTGCGGCTGGAGGAACATTGACTACAACCGAACAAACGGCTGTTAATACATTGGTTATTTCAATGAAAGCAAACGGTACATGGGCAAAGATGAAAGCCATTTACCCAATGGTTGGGGCGAGTGCGGCAGCCTGTAGACAAAACTTAAAGTCTTCAAGTTTTACAGGAACATTTAGTAGTGGATGGACATTTGCAAGCACTGGAGCAACACCTAATGGAATAAATGCGTTTTTTGATACTGCATTTAACACCAATACAAATCAAAGTGTAAATAATTGTTCGTTAAGTATTTATTTGCGTACTGCTACGATGGGAACGGATTATATTACTGATATAGGTAATGCAAACACACCAAGTTATTTGCCCTTAACAAGTATTGAATCAAATATTAATGAAAGATTACAATATTGTTGGGACTTTACAACCGCTGTGGCTACAATTTCTACAACAGATAGCCGAGGTATGTGGGGAACTTCAAGAAGCGGTACAAGTTCTTGGGTATCTTTTGAAAGAAATACAGCAGTCGCAAAAACAACAACAACTTCACAAACATCGTTGCCAAATTTAAATGTATATTTAGGGGCTGCTAATTTAAATTCTGTGGCTGGACAATTTTCTTTTAGACAAATAGCATTTGCTCATTTAGGAAATTCGTTGACTAACACTGAATTTAATAACTTTTATACTGCAATTCAAGCATTTCAAACAACCTTAGGTAGAGCCATATGATAGGATATAAATTAACAGAAAATCAAAAGAATTTTGTACAAAACAAATTCTACACAACGCACCAATTTATAAATTGTGTGCAAGATATAAACGGCATTTGGTTCACTTTCTTCACTGACGAAGACAAGGAAATAATTGCCACAACGGATATAGCTTGGATTTTAGAATGTGAGCAAATGGAATATACATTACCTATTGCCGTAAATCCTTTTAATACCTAACACGATGAAAATAGCCATTTTTACAAACATCAACTCCCCTGCTACCGACTTTTATCGCACGGTTGGCTGCTATGCCTACATGGGGCATGATATTAGATACCTTGCCATTGAAAGTGCAAAGTGGTTTGATTTAATGGATGTTGATGTGGTAGTGGCTAAATCTCCTAATGGCATGGCGTACTTTGAAATGCTAAGAGAGTGTAAAAGGATGGGTAAGAAGATTATCATTGACCATGACGATAATCTGCACGAAACAACACGGACTAATCCGGCACACATTGGATTAAGCCATGAGGCAATGAGAAAAACGGTCGAGGATTGCTTTGGCTTTGCTAACCATATTATTTATTCTACCGATGCCTTGCAAAAGTATTATATGCCGTATCACGAAGGCATTGCAAGCACTGTTATAAATAATGGATGGAATCCAATTATTCAGCCATTCATGCCAGTGCCTAAGATAGAAGATAAGATAAGATTTATTTGGCGCGGTTCAATGCATCACTTGGATGACATTGGCAGCATAGAAAGTTATATAAACGAGTTAGCGGAAGATGAGAGCTGCGATGTTGCCATGCTTGGCATACAAGATTTTATTATGGCTCACTTGTTCCCAAAGGTAAAAACAAAGGAATGGAATAGTTCACTCTTTGGTTACTTTGAAACATTGAACAATAGCCAATGCCATTACGGATTATTTCCGTTACTCAAAAACGATTTCAACTTTGCAAAGAGTAATATATTTGCCATTGAAATGTTAGTAGCTGGAGGAGTTACCATTGCACCAAAGGGCATACCAGAGTACAACATTCCAGGTGTGATAAAGTATGACAACTTTGGCGATGTCATGCAGGCAGTGAAAAATAAGGACTTTGACAGAGAGGCAATAGTGAAGGAGGGAAGGGAGTATTTGAATGATGTGCTTAGAGTTGATAAGACAAACAAAAAGAGAGAACTAATTTTAAATAATTTAAACTAATAAACTATGAGTGCTTTTTCAAATTATTTGGAAGACCAAATAACAGGATGGATAGCAGGAACATCAATGACTGCTCCTACTGCTACTTTTGTACAGTTATACAACGGTGATCCATTAGACACAGGATTAGGAGGTACTGCTCTTTACTCAAGAATTACAGTTGCATCTGGTGCAGGGTCATGGACAAGAGGAACTGGAGGTAACGGTACAATTACAAATGCATCTGCTTTTACTATTACATCAAGTGCAACGGCTACGGCATCTGCTACTCACGTTGCAGTATTTGACGCTTCAGCATCTGGTAATTTACTTTTCTTTGGTCAATTAACAACTGCAAAAACTATTGCATCTGGTGATGAAGTTAAGTTTAACGCATCTGCATTAACTTTAACAGTTGCCTAAATATTAGGAGAATACTTAGGTGTTCTCCTAATTAATATTTTACTATGACTTACATTACGCAGAGCCAAATATCAAGACTAAGGAAATCAAGCGGAACAGGTGCTAAGAGGAGAGGCTTGTTTGCTAATGGTTTGGCTGAATGCGTGCTTGAATTAGATGACATCTTATCAAATATAACAGTTGATAAAAGAATGGATGTTATCAATGCCGCAATGCCTGCTGCAATAAATATATATAAGTCGCTTATTCCTGTGTCTAAAAAAGAACACAAAATAAGTACGTTTGCTAAAGGTGTAGGTAAGTCTGATGGTAATAGTAAGTATAGGTATATAGTTAAACCTGGCAATCTCCAAAGGTCTGTAAAAGGTTTAAGCCAATTACTAAAAAAATACAAGTGGAACAATGGAGCAATAGGGCCTCATTACATTCCACAGCCAGTAGGTTCTACTTTAAATAGTGAACAAAAATACGATGGCTTTTACGCTCACATGGTTTACGGATCTGCAAAAGCATGGAGGCAAAAGATAGTCTTAAAAGCAAAAACTATGTCTGCATCTGTTGTTTATCCAAAGATGATAGCAGAGGCAAAGGAAGTAGTTAAGATGTACCCTAAAAAGTTTTGGGAATGATAGGAAAGGTAATATACGGAAGGTTAAGCGCAGAGCCAACAGTCATAGCGATTGTTGGGCAAAAGATATATCCGGACTTAACTCCACAAGATGTTCAATATCCTTTCTGTGTTTACACTATTGTAAACTCCACTCCCGTTGATTACAAGGATGGACAAAGTAACTTGGAGGAGGTGCAATTTCAAGTTGATTGCTACACTCAAAGCTATGATAGTACACAAGAACTTGCAAACAACATAAGAAATAGCCTTGATAGGTTTACCGGCACAGTTAACGGTATAAGTGTACAAACGATTAAATATATGTCAAGTGATTCACAAGTGTACAATCCTACGCTAAATGTATACTGGATGTCAGTTGATTTTATGGCAAGAATGAAACGATAATTATGAAAATAAGATTAATAAAAACGTGGAATGGCAAGCCAGTAGGCGCAACAGGAGTTTTCCTTTCCGACTTTGGCAAGCAACTTGTTGCCGATGGCATTGCAGAGCATCTTGATGATGATTTTGTAGTGGAGCAAATGCCAGAGAAAAAAGTGCAAGAGGCACCTCAACCTATTTATATTCCTGTGCCAATGCCTATGCAATATTTTGAAGATGAGAATGAATTGGAAAAAATTGATGTTAATATAGATTTGTCAAAAGTTAAAAAATAATAAAATGCCAACTACAGGAATTATTAATGGTACGTTGATGCGCTTGTATAAAGATTCAACTGCAATCGGTTACGCCACATCGTGCCAAATGAACATCTCGGCTGCAATGCGTGAAATCTTAACAAAAGATAGCGCAAGCGGAGGATGGAGAGAAGTAAAGAAGGGTCAGTTATCTGGCACACTTTCAACAGAGGCATTATATGCCGGTCCTGGTGATTCATCTACCAATTACTTGTTTGATGATCTCTTTACAGATTTAATTAGTGGTACTGCACTCACTATTAAATTTACTACAGATGTTAGCGGTGACAACGTGTTTACAATGCAAGCCATTTGTACATCATTAGACCTTAATGCAGCCGTAGAAGAAAATACAAGCTACTCAGCTTCTTTTGAAGTTACTGGTGCTATTGTTAAGACAACAAAATAATTTTAAAAATTACCTAAAATGAAAACAATAAAAATAGCTAATGCGGACATACCATGTAAATTTGGTATGTTCGTTTTAGGTACATTTTTAAGGGAGAGGAACCTTAAATTAAGTGACCTCTCCCTCCTTGGCGAAGACCTCCTATTTGCCCTTGAACTTGCCTTTGCAGGTGTACAGGCAGGTTACAAGGCAAAGGGAGAGAAGTGCCCATATACCTTAGAAAAGTTTTGCGATTTAGTAGATTTGGATAAGGGAGGAATAAACAGGATAACGGAGCTGATAACAAATGAGATTTCAGTACCAGAAGATCCGGAAAGAAAAAACGAGATAGCGGAGGAGGTGAGTTAACACTTGACTACATCGAAAGATTTTGTTTTGGAGTCCTTAGATTCCATCCTTCGCAATACTATGAAATGACATTGAGAGAGGTTATTATAGCTATGCAAGGTTATAATAACCAATTTGAAATAGAGCAGCAATTTGAGTGGGAAAGAGCCAGGTGGCAAACTACACTTTTATTAAATGTTCATACGGCAAAGGGAAAGTCAATTAAGCCTAAAGATTTGATTGAGTTTCCTTGGGAGACAGATAATCCAAAACCAACTAAAAGAAGTTTATCAGAAGTTGATAAGTCAATTTTTGAGAAATGGGATAAAGAGTAATAATGGCAAATGCAGCGCAGTTAAATCTTAAACTTGGCATAGATGTTTCAAGCCTTTCCCGTGAACTTGGCAAGGTAGAAAGTAGAATGACAAAGTTTGGCTCACAGATGCAGAACATTGGCAGCACTATGACGCAGTCGTTAACTCTGCCTTTACTTGGTGTTGGTGCAGCTTCATTGAAGGCATTTGCCGACATGGAAAAGTTGGAGAATGGATTAATTGCCATTATGGGTAGCAGTGAAGATGCAGCAGTTGAATTAATAAAGTTGCGTAAAGTTGCTGAAAATCCTGGTCTTGCTTTACCTGAAGTTGTTAAAGCATCTGCTGCTTTACAATCAGTTGGAATGTCAGCAGATGCAGCAAGAGAAACAATAACACAGTTTGGCAATGCCGTAGCAAGGTCTCCTACACCTGATCCTGAAACATTTAATGGAGTTACAATGGCATTAAGTCAAATGAGTGCAGTAGGCAAAGTTACTCAAGAAGATTTAAATCAATTAAAAGAAAGATTGCCAGAATTTGCAACTGTTATGAAAAATGAATTTGGCACAGCAACTGCCGAAGGCATTAGAGCAATGGGTTTAAGTAGTGAAGATTTTATAACGCGGTCTGTTAGTGCTTTAAGTGAATTAGGTAGAGCTCAGGGAGGATTAGCAAATACTTTTAACAATTTAAAAGACAATGTAACTGCTTCATTAGCAGAATTTGGAAAGGCTATAAATGAATCACTAAATTTACAAGCCGTTGCAGAAAGTTTAAGCAAATATATACAAGGTTTAGTAGATGGATTTAAAGCTCTTAATCCAGAGACTCAAGGCTTTATAGTTAAGGCTGCTTTAGTAGCTGCATCCATAGGGCCTATTATATTTATAGTAGGTAAATTAATAAGTACATACGGTGCTTTGGCAGGAGCCTCAAAATTAATAGTACAAGCAATAGGAAATATAAGTAAAGCATTTAGCTATTTAGCTGCCAATCCAATGATTTTGGTAGTTACTGCATCCATTGCTGCTATCGGTGCTATTGCATTGTATGTTTATGATAACTGGAAGGCATTTAGCGACAACTTTAAAAACATTTGGATAAACATTAAAAACTCTGTAATGGAAGGAGTAGCTAATGTTTTAAAAAATATTGACTATTTACAGAAAGCATTAGGTTTAAATTTATTTAATCTTGATGGATTAACATCGTATCAAAAGGAACAAAGAATAGTAGCTACAGAGTTTAAAAGTATTGGAGATACTGTTGATAGTTTAAAAGTCAAACTTGCCTCATTGTTTACAACGGGTGCAAAAGCAACAAATGGAGGTGGAGGTATTACTGTACCAACTATGCCGACAGAATCAAGTGCTACTACAACAGGCGGCGGTGGCGGTGGAATAGGTTCTGCTGCATCAATGGGTGCAGGTTTAGGTGTTATAGGAATTTTACCGACATTAGATTTATTGCCAGATAAATTAGAAAGTATATCAGCTGCAAATGAAAGATTAAAACAAACAAATGAAGATGTTGCAAATTCATTTAATAAAATTACACCTGCTGTTAAATCTATTGAAGATTTACTAACACCATTACAAAAATCACTTGTTTTAGGTGTTGAGGCATTTGCAAATTTAGCAGAGAGTGGATTTAAAAGCATGAAAGAATTGGCAGCAGCAGTTAGGCAAAGTATAGCAGTTATAGTAGGTGATATGATAAAAGTATTTGTAGCTAAAGCATTAGCAGGTTTACCTCCATCACCTTTTATGCTTGCGATTGCTCCTGCTATTGCTGCTCTTGCAGGTTCATTAGGTAAAAGTTTAATTATGAAAGTAGGCGCTCCAAAACTTGCCGAAGGTGGCTTGGCATACGGGCCTACTATGGCAACGGTAGGAGATAACAAAAATGCTCGTGTTGACCCAGAAGTAATTGCTCCTTTATCAAAATTAAAAAGCATGATGGGAGACATGGGCGTAGGTGGCACACTGGAGACAAGGATAAGCGGAAATGATTTGATTATATTGCTAAACAGATCTCAAAAAGGTCTTAGTAGAATACAATAATGGGAGTTAGGTATCAAACGACAGTATATAACGAAAAACGCAGAAAGATTACTGTATCTATTAAAGATAGTAATTACACTGGCTCTGTTGGTACATTTGATACTTTGTCTTTAGGCATCCAATATGATAGTGAAAGCCAGCAAGGTGCGGAAAGATTTACACCTATTATTGGATCGCGTTGTTCATTGTCTTTACTTATTAATAATAGTAACCTTCAAACATTATTACTTGATATTGGTTTGGCAGTTGAGGGAAGGTTTACTATGCATCTTACAGCCTATGAGGATGATAATACAACAGTATCATTTTATTGGTATGGTTATATAGTTACAGATTTAGTTGAGTTTGAAGACATACCTTTAGTTATAGGATACCAGGCTCAAATATCTGCCATTGATGGTTTAGGATGGCTAAAGACATTAGACTATAAAAGTGCAGTAGGGCCTTACAATGGACAGGACACAGTTGTACAACACATTTTAAATTGCCTTAATCAATTAGATTTTGTACAAAGTGAACTGGTTGCAAATAGCTTACCTGTGCTGCATACGGTATTTAATTGGAATGAGAATACAACTGCTTATAGTGCTGGTAAAGATTACGCCTTATTGACAGTTATACAGCATAGGGCATTTTACCATAAAGACACAAAGAATAATTATATTTATCAAAGTTGCTATGATGTCCTAAAAAAGATATGTCAAACATTTGGAGCAAGATTAATATTTTCTGGCAATCAATATTGGTTTATACAAGTCAATGAATATGCAAGGAATCCTTCAGCTCACAGATATTTTAAATACAGTGCTTTAGGAGTACAGGCATCTGGTACATTTACTTTTGATTTTACAATGTCTAATATACAGACTAATTTACCAGGAAGTGATTTAATGAGATTAAGTGGAGGTAAATGGACATATTATCCTGCACTAAAAAATGTAGTTGTTAGATACAATCACTTTGCTAAACAAAACTTATTAGCCGGTGTAGAATATAACTATGCTACTAATGCCACACCAATAACAACTATCACTCCGACATTAGACGCTACAAATGCAGATGCAAGATTATCATACACAGGAATACTTGGCTTTTATGCCCAGGCTTTAAATCCTGTAAACTTTGAGCCTTTTCAATTTGTATTTGCTGTAAAGGTAGCATCTATTATTAATAGCTTTCCATTGCAAGGTTTTGCCGATGCTAACTGGACATTGGGCAGCGGTTGGTTTATTAATAACGGAATACTTGAAGGTACAATAATAGCAACGGTAGCATACTACACTACTTTTACAGTTACATCTGGTAGAAAGTATTATGTTAAAATAAAAGTTGATATTGAAAATAGTGGTACCCTTAGATTACGTTTAGGTGGCGTTACAAAAACAATAACAGAAAGTGGTGATTATGACTATGTAATTTTATCAACTAACACCAATACATTACAATTAGATAGTTTATCATCTCCAGGTTTTACTGGCAAAATAAAATCATTACAAGTAAAGCAGGAAAATAAGTATTTAAAAAGAAATGTAACATACACTAATGGTTTTAATTTTATTTTAGAATCTGCAAGTTGGGAAAATACATTTTATGAATATGAGTTTAATACTGAAACAATAACAGCAGATGCTGCTTTTGTTGCTTATAAAACTATCACATTTGATACATTAGATATTCCAGAGAGTGCGGAGTATATATGGGAGATGCGATTAAAATCTATGCGCAATGAGGCAGGAACAAATGTATCTGGTAATTTTAGTATATCATATTTATTAAGCAGTAATTATCTTGAATTTCTTCCTACTGGTGCAGTCTCTGGACAAAGTGACATCCTTGAATATGGCTCTGACAATGACGATAAATCATCTACTATATTTAGCCTTGATACATACCTTGGTGATGGGCCAAGTAAAACAACAGATGGAGGATTAAAAGTATTAGAATCTGGCACCTATGAAAATAGCAGCTCATGGGATGTTAGCAGCGGATCAGGCTTTAACAATGTCACACAATTATTAGTAAATGAAGTTATACGCGGACAACTTACACCAAAGCTACGCATGGTAGATATGCCATTCCAAAATCTTACAGTTGACAATCCATACCTTCCTCACAAGGTCATAGAATATTCTTCTGGATATTACGTTTTTGAAAGAGGTAGTTTTGATTTAAAAACAGAGATTTGGCAAGGTGATTACTTTAAAATAGAACTCGATGCCTAATTACACCGAAAGAACAGTTTTATCGAAACCTCGAGATTTTGCCGAAGTTGCTAATAATGCAGGCAGTGGCGGAGTGGTAAATAACAATGTCACAGAAACTATAAACAATGTGACTGTTACCGGATCAGCAGTTAATATTTTTAACCAAGAATTTCTTAATACCTCCTCAGCGGTTTTAATTTGGACACAGAATGCAGGTGTGCTACCAAAAACCAACCTTTCTGCATCTGTCCATGTCTATCAGAATGGTCAAAAATTAATAGCAAGTCAATATGTTATAACGGCACCTGCTACTATTACTATTGATACTAACACGCATTATGATGGAAGTAACTACATTGTATTTGCAATAAATATAAACTAATGGAAGAAATAAAAGCACCAAAGAAAGAAAGAAAGTTTTTAAAAGGACTTGGCGAGATTGCCCTTGTCCTTATCCGTGAGCTTGTGCTTGGCATTGGCAAAAAGGTAATTAACAAAGTAGGCAATAAACGAGAAAAACTTGTTATTGCCATTATCATCCTTGCCTCCTCCGTTGCTTTTGCCCAGTACCCAGCAACAGGAAATAAACAACGACTTGGTTACCAGAGTACTGGCGATGGTCTTGTTTTTAGAGGAAGGTCAAACGATACAACGGCTTTAAAACCTTCTACTATAAATAATGCCTACCATCTATTTGACACAGTTAACAATGTCTTATTTAGTTATATTAAGACTAAAGGAGGATGGAAGTTTAATAATAGCGATACAGTTATTATAAACGGAGTTACTATGCCTTTTGATTCTATTACCTTTAACACAGCCAAGGATGGCACAGTTGGAGTAGGTGAGTTAGAGTACAATGATACGCAAGGGAGTTTAATACAAGGATTTAAAGGTGGCTTAGTTACAAATGTTATAGGGCAGCAATTACATCAACGCGTTAACAATCGCACTGGTGCAACATTGGCAAAAGGTGATGTAGTTTATTTATCTGGTAGCCAAGGGAACAGAATAACAGTCGCAAAAGCGATTGCAACAAGTGATCCAACATCTGCAAATACTTTTGGCATTGTTGCAGAAAGCATAGCCGACAATCAAAGCGGTTATGTTATTACAGAAGGATTATTAACAAATATAAATACATCTGCTTTAATCGTAGATTCAGCCGTTTATTTATCTGGCACAACAGCAGGCGCATTAACATCTATTAAACCACAAGCACCTATTAATGGTGTTTATATTGGAGTATGTGTAAAGAGTAATGCAGGAAGTGGTGAGGTATTTGTAAAGATTAGAAATGGTCAAGAATTAGACGAGCTTCACGATGTGCTAATTACTAATCCAACAAGTAATGCATCACTTTTTTACAAAAGTAGCGAAGGACTTTGGCGCGACACAACGGCGGCACTATTAGTAAGCGACACGGCAAGTATGCTTACAAATTATTTGCGTACAGGGGTTGCGGCTGGGACTTATTTACCATTAGCAGGTGGAACATTGACTGGTGCAATTAAAAGACAAGATAATAATTATGATGGAAGTCCAAATACATTTTATTTTAATTTATTAAATTATTTTGCAAGAAAAGATAATAATCAAAATCAAGGTCAAACCGCTCAAATTTCTTTTACAGATAGACCAGGTACTGATAATTTCCCTAATCAGGTGCGAACATCTGATATTCATTTAATGACCGCTCATAATTGGAATGGTTCTGCTTATGGACAATATCTTGACACTACTTTATCTGTTGTTGCAAATCAAGATGGAGGACGTATTGGTATAAATAAATTAAACCCATCTTATAAACTTGATGTAAATGGTACTCTCGGTGTAACAGGCGCAGCCACTTTATCTAACCTTGCAGGCTCTGGCACTCGCATGGTTACGGCAAGTTCTACGGGATTATTAAGCACTCAAACCATTCTAACACCAACAACAAGGGGTTCAAATACATTTACTTTACCTGACATTGGAACTATATCATTTCTGCGTTACAATGCAGATAACACTGTAAGTCAAAGGGGAGCGGATGGAATGCGCAGTGATTTGGGAGGTACAACTATTGGACAATCAATTTTTACTTTAACCAATCCTTCTGCTGTAACATTTCCAAGATTTAACGTTGATAACACGGTTACAGCTTTAGATGCTGCAAGTTTTAGAACGGCGATTGGTGTAGGAACTGGTACAGGCACGGTGACATCTGTAAGTGCAGGAAGTCCTGCAAATGGTTTAAGTGTAGCAACAGGGACAACTACACCAGTTATATCAATGGCATTAGCTGGCAGTGGAACAATAGGAGTAGTTAGTGCAACTACTCAAACATTTGGCGGTGATAAAACATTTAATGGTGTTTTAAATGCAAGTAGTGATTTAAATGTAACAGGGTTAAGCACATTAACAGGTGGAGCAACTATTGGCACAATGTCAACACAATCAGCATTAACTAATATACTTGGAGTAAATTCAAGCAATACAATAGGTGAAATAGGTTTAAATAGTGTATTTTCCTTATCAAGCGGTGTTTTAAATATTCAAGATGCAGGTGCATCTCAAAGAGGTATAGTCACTGCCACTACACAATCATTTGGTGGTAATAAAACATTTACTGACATTGTTGGCTTTAGCAAAGCGATTCAAAGACCTATAGCAACTATAACTGGAAATACAACTATTCAAACATCTAATTGCTGGGTAATTGTAAATAATACAGGAGGTACAACAACTTTAACGCTACCTGATGCTACTCTTGCAACAGGTACTGAATTAATGATAAAAACGGCTCAAGCACAAGCGGTAATAAGTGCCTCATCAAACGTAGTACCTTTAACTTTTGCAAATACTGCATCTACAAATATTTTACCTGCAACAGATGGAGCGTGGTGTACGTTGGTAAGTAATGGTACTTTTTGGGTAACAATGCAAGCAAATTTTTAATATGAAGTCAATAATTTTAAAACTATTACATCAAGGCTGGGAATTTATATCCTTTAGTATCTGCTGCGGCTTTGTTGCCTCGTTCTTCATTCCCATTAAAGGCTTTTTATTATTTACTGTTGCCGTTGTTTTTGCGGACACAATAACCGGAATAAAAGCAGCAAAGAAAGAGAATCAGCGTATAAGTAGTAAAGGTTTATATCGAACAACAGAAAAAATTGTAGTTTATTTTGTAGCCATACTAATTTTTGAAGGTGCAAAAAATACCTTTTTAATTCCTTTCCCTATTACCTACATGGTAGCGATGATGATTTCTGCAACAGAATTATTTAGCGTGGCAGAAAACATCAAGCGCATAACTGGCGTTGAATTAGGAACTTTAATCACACGCTTTTTTAAAAAGTAACCATTAAATTAATATATATGTCAAACGAAGTTTTAGGAGTAAAAGAAACAAAAGAAGTTTTAAACTTTGGTTTCGATTTATTAGAGGCAATTATCAAATCTTTGGAGGACAAAAAGTTTTCTATTGTTACTGATTCACCTCGTTTTGTACCTGTTATTTTTTCAGCTGCAAAAGCATTTGCTGGCATTGAAATGGTTAAACAGGAGTTGACTGACCTTACCGAAGAAGAGCAGGATGAACTTGTTAAAGAGTTAAAGCAAAGATTTGACCTAAAGAATGATGCAGTTGAACTACTTGTTGAAGATGTTTTGGATCATGTTTTCTTAACGATTAAACTTGCTAAAAGATTTCAATCTATTAAGCAAAAGTAAAATATAGGCGCAGAGAATTCGCTACCTTAGTGCCGGGGGCGGTGTATTAATTTACATTGCCCCTTATTTATAAAAAAAAAACGATGTTAAAGAAAATATTTCCCAATACGCATGAATTTTTAGATTTTCAAGTGTACCAAAAAGATAGGTATTTTTTATTTATATCGGATGTGCATTTAGATAGTGTTCATTGTGATAGAATTAAATTAAAGCAACACCTTGATTTGGCTTTGGAAAGAAATGCTCCAGTATTTATTTTTGGTGATTTGTTAGATTTAATGCAAGGCAAGTATGACCCTCGTTCAAATAAAGCTGATCTTAATCCAAAATACAATACTGCAAGATACATAGATGAAGTCATTAAAGATGTGGTGGAATTTTTAACACCATACAAATCAATCTTAGCATTCTATTCTCCTGGCAACCATGAAACAAGCGTTGAAAAAAGAATAGAATATGGAATAGTTGATAAGATTTGCGATAAATTAGAAATGTCTCAAGGTAATTACTCAGGCTATATTTATTGTAGATTTTTTGCTTATTTGGAAGAAGGCACAAAAGTACCCTTGATAATTGGATTTCACCACGGTTATGGTCAGGGAGGAGTAGTAACGCGCGATAGTATTAGTACGAATAGAAAAGCCGTATATCAACCAGATTGTAACATCTTAATATCTGGTCATACACACGACAGATGGGTAATACCAATTTCAAGAAATCGTATTTCAAGATACGGTGAAAGCGTAGACCAACAATGGCATATTAAAACTGGTACTTACCAAAACGCACCAATAGATTTTAACGGTTATGCTATTGAAAAAGGTTTAGCACCTAAATCTGGTGCAGGTATATGGATGAAATATACTATTGGTTCTGACCTTAAATTAAATTACAATTTTCAATTTGCAGAATGAAACCAAATGAATTTTTAATATGCCTTGATGCCGGGCATGGTGGCATGAGAAACGGAACTGGCCCAGAGAAATACGTAACCTATCCTTCTAAGTGCTGCCAACATCGCACAGGCAGGTTTCATTCCTATGGATGGTTTTTTGAGGGAGTGTTTAATCGCTCATTAGCTAATTATTTGGAGCAGTATCTTATTGATTATGGATTCCAAGCAAAAAAGATATATGAGCCTATCAATGACACAACATTAAATAAACGCTGCCAACTTGCTAACTCCTACGCATCTGTAGCTAAACACTCTATCCTTGTTTCCATACATGGCAATGCTGCATCACCTACTGCCAGAGGTTGGGAAATATTTACATCGCCAGGACAAACTAAGTCTGATCTTCTTGCGACGTGCATCGGGGAGCAAATAAAAACTGCTACACCAGGCTGGGTGCATAGAGCTGATTATACGGACAATGACTTAGACAAAGAGGCAAGGTTTCAAATGCTTACCGGTGTAGCCATGCCTGCTGTGTTGTCGGAGAATGGATTCTTTACTAATTATTCTGATGCTGGATTAATGATAGATGTTAATTGGCAGCAAAGTATTGCTAAAGCGCACGCAAAGGGCATCTTAGACTACGCAGTGCAGCAAGGTGTAGTGTGGGAATAAAAAAGGCGCAAGTATCTCTCTTGCGCCTCTTAGACACCTTAAACATCAACAAACACTATTTAACAACTATATCCTGCAATAACTTATTTAATAATCTAACGGCAGACTCTTTCACATCCTCTTTCTCGTTGTTTATTTTAACTACCTGCCAAAGCAAAGATACCATTCTTTCTGGATTCATATACTCATAAAATTGTTTGTTTCTTTCATCTTTAGAATTGTAAAAACTTACAAGAGTTGATGCGGAGGATACAACATTATTAGTCCTTATTCCTTTTGGATACTTTGCTATCATAGCATCACAAAGTGCTATTTGCTTTTTATCCAGTCCATACGTTTTAGCAGCCATGTGTACCTATTTTTAAAAGTGAAAGTTTAGTTTTCTCTTGTTTCATTCGATGTTCAATAATGCCCATGAACCATTTATCTTGCCTATTTTTATCTTTTAGCGATTCAGCTATATAAATCTTTTCAAGATTATTAAGACGTTTTCTAATTACTTTTTCCTGTATCATTTGAAATATGCTTTTGATATTAACGCTAATTGAAAAGCATCAATTTCATCTTGTGATAATTTTTTATTTCCTGTTACTTCGAGCTTCATTCCTTTAATTACAGACATTGCATAATCCAACGTCCATTTGCTACCTTTATCCTGTGGTGATATTCCTTTTACAGTATGTCCGTATAATTCTAACCAATCAATAGTAAATCTACTCGCACCTTGATTCATGCCGACATTGCGGCTAATCTTTGTTCTTGCCCTTCCATCAACATATTTTCTAAAAGTAATATTTTGTAGGCTTGAATCTTCTACTACTACTTTTATATCTGTTGCCCATGTCAATGCGTCCTTTGCCCAGTCAGCAAGTTTTTTGTACTTTCCAAAATAAACTTTTTGTTCATCAATAATACAAACGGCAAAGCCATTTAATCGCATAGATGGGTCAATGCCGACGAATTTTGGCATAATTTATTTTTTTATTTAGAAAGTTACGTTTAAAATATTTGCTTACAAATTTGAGCAATCCAATATAGTCATAGTATTTATTTTTATACTTCCATACACCTGCCAATGGAAAGTATTCAAAGTTTTGTGTGCCGTAGGTCATGAACATGGTATTATCATAAGTAGTCCTTGAATATCCATCCCACAAATTAATGCCAGATAGTAAATCATAAGTAATAGTATCAACTGTATAGGATTCATTAGCCTCACTGTAATACCTTCTTTCTAATAAGCCCTTATCTATCTTTTCAAGGCTCATAGTATTATAGGCAAAGAAATGATTATTCTGTGCTGGTAAATAGGCAACTGTTAGCATAAAACAAACGGCCATAGTAAACTTAATCGGCTGCGTGCTGCTAATGTTTGTCTTAGTTACCTCCCTTACTACTCTCCTCCTTGTCCTTGGCTCTTTTACACCTATGCCGTATGCCTCTATGCCTTTTTCAATAAACTGTATTTCTAAAACATAGCCAAAGCAAATAATAGCACCAATGAAGAAAAACATAGCCCAAAACTCTGCGCCAGTTGTTTGCCCTTGTATGCTAAACCACAATTCTAACAAAGCTATTACTGTAGCAGCAGCAGCAACTCGCGGAGGATATTTACTGCGCTTGTCGGATGGGTTTAGGAAATCAATAAAAACAACGGCAAATCTGCCAAACTGGAGCATGAGTGAGGCAGGGATAGAAAGGAGCAGGGGAAGGGGAAGGAAATAAACGTTAAGAGCTGCGGTAATAAGGTAAGTTAAAATTATACCTGTAAAAATAATCTTTGGCATTGAGGATGTAATGTCCTGGAATAACCATTCAAAGTTCTGATTGTTAAAATTCTTTTTCATGTTTGTGATGTTTTAATAATTAATGATAGCAAATATACAAAGTATATTTATATATTATAATAAAATAAAAAAAAAGTGGGAAATAAAATACTTCCCACTATAAATAAAATACTAATTACTCCTTTTGGAAAATTTCTTCTCTGCGCTTAAACATCTCATCTGCTGGCACAATCGTTAACTCTTTTGCACTTGTTTCTATGCGTAATTCTTTAAACCTTTCTATTGCCTCCGCTACATCATTAGCAGCTACACTAACAATGCCTTCTTTGTATTTTATAATAAAACGATTTGTTTTAACTTCCATTAGTACCATTTTTTTAAAGTGTCAACAATAAAGTAAATGGCATAAGATAAAGTTAAAATACCTCCAATCGCTACAATAATAAGCGCAATCTCTTTGCCTAATTTCTGTTTTTCTTGTTCTGTTAGCATGGTTATTTGTTTAAATAGTTTTTACTTGCTACTGGCTCTTTCCCCTGGTCTTTATACTTTGCATCTGCTTTGCTGGCATAGTCGGTGTATGGCATTTCAGATATGTCATGATAGCATATTTGCGCTATTTTCATGCCTGAATAAATCTTAACTGGTTGTACACAAACAAGTTCTAAAGTCCAGTGCCCTTTGAAATTAACATCTCCAAAACCTGCCGTTACATGGACAAATAAACCTAATCTTCCTAAACTTGATTTACCTTGTATTATCGGCACATGGCGAAGTGTCTCCGTATATTCGACAGTTGACGCAAGGTATAAAATGTTTGGCTGCAAAATCATTCCTTCTTCAGGTATAATCATAGGAGCATAAGCATTCTTCTTCCTGGTGTCAAGAACATGGTCAGTGTACATTAGCAAAGTATTGCTCAGTGTTAAGTCCACACTGTTAGTGCCAATGTTTGCTTCTATTAAAGGCTCAATGACAATGTTGCCAGCTGCTATTTCGTCAATAATGGTCTTGTCTGTTAAAATCATTTGTCTTCTTTTTTATAAATTCCGTTGTAATATTTATTTGCATACTTATCGTAATGTGAATATTCAAGACCATAAGGTAAAGCCGACATATAAGCCTCCTTTATCTGCTCTCTTTCCATTTGTAAAACTTCTTCTTGCAACTGTTTTGAAACTTTTATTCCAGCATTTACCCGTAATACCTCTATTAAATATTCAACTGCCGTTTGTTTGCTCATTTCTTTAGGTCATTTAATTCTGGATGTGTAAAATAAAATTCGGTCAGCATTGCTGCATTGCACATCAAGTGTGCAGAGTGCAAAAGTCCGCTTTCATTGTCTATCATTTCACCAAGTCGCATTGCTTCCAGGTGACGCATAGCGGAGGCAATGACAACAGAAAAGGGAAAGCCTTTCTCCCAGTTGCCAGCATCGTATTTTTCAAGTCCTTGTGTCCATACTTTGGCATATTCCCTTTGCGCTATCGCTGGGCAAAGGTCGTAGCGTAGTTTATTTTCGTTGTGTCTAATGGCTTCTTTCATAGGTGAAATGCTTCTAAAGATAATATAAATTTATTTGTAAGTTTTAACTCATGCAGCATCTCCATCGCTATATGCCTTGTTTCTGCCTGTGTATCTTTTGTAATTCTTAATTTCCAAAAGTTTATGTAGGCTAATAGAGATCCTGTCCACATAAAAGTTGTTTCAAGGTTTAAAGGTAAAACAGTACGCGCTTGTTCTTTTGCCACTCCCAACTGCAAGAGCTCATGGTAAGCAGTAGCGCAATAATTAATAACATCATCTTGTATTATTAACGCTGCATCATTGTCATACATCTCTAAATCTTGTCCGCTGCCTTGCTTACTGCTTTTACTTTGTAATCTAAAATCTTCTATCCTGTAATAGTTATCTTCAAAATCTACATATCTACCAGAAATACTATTTGCCGTTAATCCCACCTGGTGCTTAAACAACTGACGCTCTACAAAGATAGGGCAGGTTATCCGGTACTGTAATTGTGGATGCCGAAAAGGGGAAGTGTGATTGTTTTCTGCAAGATATTTTATCAACTTTGCATTTTGATCTTCAGAGTAGTTACTGGCTTCCTTGCCAAATGAAACGCGAGCTGCGTTAACTACCATTTCATCATTGCCAAATATTTCTAATAATTCTATTTTCATTTTATCATTTTGTTGATGTCAACGATATGGTTAAAAATTGCCTGTCTTTCCAGGCTGCCAATTCATCCTCTGACGCAATAGGATGGAAAGAAATGTTTAATCAATAAACAAAACATCCTACTCCGAGGTCTGCAAATGTCTTATGTAGTCATGTGACCTACTAATATTCTTTCCTGGCGAAAGCTACTAAGCAAAGTTCTATAGTTATCACTGGTGATAAGTAGCAGCTGCTTAACGGCCCGGCATTGCTCAAAGATGGCAGTGGCTTTTGGATATTTACCTTTAACATAGTAATCAGTCAAGGTAGAGGAGTGCTTTATTCTTTTATACTCCTCCTCTCCCATGTAGCGAATGCAAATCATTAATAGTTGTGAGTAAATACTTTCATTCATTCCAGAGATAACAGTGTAGCGTGAATAGTAAGCAGATAATTGACGCAGAAACTGGTCACATTCATCAAGCATTTCCGCAGATGGAGCAGTGCTAATCCATGCGTTTACCTCATCACAAAAGGCTTTAATCTCCATCATTTGATCATTGTACTCTTTCACTTTGCGTCTTTTACCGTTAACAATGTCACCGTTTTAGTTTCTTCCGTAGCTACTCCATAAAGTATTTCCTGCTTCTTCTGCGCTGCCAGTTGCTCCTCCCTTTCCTGTAGTTCCGGGCTATGAGTATATGACTTTTTTTGATAGGTGCTATAACTTAAAATCTTATTTGCAACTTGAACCATATATCTACTATTCTGCAACTGCTGTTCTATTTGCTTTCTTAATCCATCTCTTTTTATTGTCCAATCCTTAATTAACAAATCCCAATCTATATATTTTTTCATTAAAGATTCTAACTCTTGGTCACAATGCAGCTCATAGGCTTCCGCTATTTCCTCCGCTGCTTTTCTTATCCTTATCTCTGTGTTTGCAAGGTCTTGCATTGTGAACGTGTGCTGGTATGTTTCATGCACATCTGTCCACTCCATGCTTTTGCCTTTTATTCTTGTCTTGTAATAGTCAATAAAACAAGTAGGTAGTATTGTTTGCTGCTTAAATAGTATTAAACTATATGCCATCATTTGAAGGCTATTTTCTATTCTATCTTGTGTCCAAGCAGCAGTGCCTGTTTTAAAGTCGCGGATAATTTCAAAGTTTTTAGAGGCATTGTCAATGTAGCCAATAAATTTAAACTCTCCAAAATCATGTTCCAGTTTATATTCTACATGAGGATATAAATAAATGTCTTGTAAAAAGTTAGGTGGAAAGTTAAAATCTCTTTGCTCACCTTTGACGTAATCCTCAATGTCACTGGCAAACTGCTTGCCAAATTCCATCATAAGCGAAGGTGCATCTGGTATGTTTAGAAAATACCTTTTCATGTAGGCAAAGGGATCTGATTCCCAGAGATTAATCTGAGATATAGAAAGATGTGGTCGTGGTAGTTTAAGCATTATCTTCTGTTGTGTATGGTGTTTCCAAAAATTTCTTTAAATCATGTATAAGGTAATCTAATGATGATTGAAATTCATCTTTATTTGTTTCTATTTTATTTTTTTCGTGTGAAATAGTGTTAACTAACAAAGCTAATCTTGCACTGCCAGTTATTGACCAGCTTTGTATCTGTTCTTGTTCATGGTCATAAAATGACACTCTGCATGATGTTTTTCTATCTAAAGCCATTTTGTTTTGTTTTTAAGTTTTTAAAAAAGAGGCAGCGCAGTTACTGCCTCATATAGAGTCATTCACCTCAATTTCTGAAATACCTGTATAAAGATAGTGCTTGTAGCTGCCGTTGCACTTTCATGCGGCACTCCAGCCTCACTTATCTTGTTATATATGTCAATGTATGCCTGTGAGTAAATAGCAGAAATCTCAAAGACCATTGCAGCCAAGTCTTGCTTATCGCTTTGCTCTGTTTGTACTGGCATTGTTTGCGGCTCATCCTCAACTACCTTATATTTTCCTTTGTCATCTATTAGCTGTATGTTTTGCCCAGACTTATATCTCTCTATGACATCGCCAGGCTTTCCGTACACTCTGACTTGGCTTTGATCTTCCAATGTTACGAGTATGTTTATTGAAGGCCCATACTGTCCTTCCCTTGGCGCACCTGCACCGTACTTAACTACACCTTTAACGATTTTCATAATAATCTTCTTTTTTGCAGTCTAAAATCTCTTGTTCGTATCTATCCCACACATCTGTGAGCTGCTCCGCTATCCAAGGCACATCGAGTGCTTCTGTCATAATTTCGTTAAATAAGACTTGCTGGGCATCGTTAAGTAATTCGTAACGGAAAATTTTGTTAATGGCTTTGTCAACATCCTCCTTTGTCGTTCCTTTAATCTTGTAGTCATCCATGAGATAGGATGCAAATCTTTTACTAATGTCGTTCATGTTTGTTTTTTAAAAGGTGAACAATTTATTTTGTTTCGTAAATATACAAAGTATATAATTAATATACACTATTATAATATAATTATTTTCACTTTTTTATCACTTTCCTCCACACTGCCAACTTTTGCGCAATCACTACAGCCCTTTTCATATTGCCCTGTTCTATTTTCTTGGCATGGCTGCGGATGGTCATAAGGTCTAATGACTCTGGTGGCTCTTTAAGTGCGATGGCCTGAGCCTCATCCCACAATGCTCTTTTCTCTCCTTCCTCGTATGTTATCATGTCAAACTTTAGACACATATCATACCAGTATAAAGGCACATCTTCCCATGTTTTTCCGGTAAATTCTTTTATCATTGTTGGAAATTCTGCGTACAACTTCTCTCTCTCCACTCTTCCCCTTTCTTCCATCTGTACCTGGTGCCTGAGTGCTGCTACTTCGTTATCATGGCTTGCTATTATTTTCCTCCGGTAAGTCATGTAACCATTTAGTATCTTGCCAATAGTATGCATATTTGCCTTGCCGTAGAATTTAACATCTTCATCCAGTTCTAAAGTTTCTGCGGAGAACATACGAAAGGCAATTTCAATTTCATTAGTCGCTATTTGCCCAAATGTTTTTACAATTTCCTTGGCTATGTTTGCATAGAAAGCTAAATCGCCATCTATTCCATACATTGGAAACACGGAGCTGATAACATTCAATGTTTGTTTATAGGCATCTTTTTGCTCCATATTGGCAATTCGGTTGCTCCTGGCTGTGATAATTGCCTGTTCATCAAAGTTGCGAGGTTGGTACTTTGTTAAATTACTCATTTGTAAATTGTTTTAGTTTGTGATAGCTTCTTTGGTATTCAATGTATTTCTGCCTTTGCTCCCTGCTCATAGCATGGTACTTGGCGCGATGGCGTAAGTTCTCGCGTTCGCGGATCTTCTTGTAAGTGTATTCGTTCATGGTGGCGCGGTACTTCTTCATGTACTCACGCATATAAGCGTTGCGGTCTTGTTTATTCTGCATAATTTTCTATTTCATGTTCAACTTCTTCCCAATAGTAATATTCATCATAGCTACCTTCTACTTCTATATTCCATTTTTCTTTCAACACTTCCCGTGCTGCAAATAAAGCGCAATGCTTTGCCAAAATAGATACAAGGATTTCATGCCCTAATTCTCCTCCAATGTCTTGGATTAGGATATAGTAATGATTAAATAGATCTTTGGCTTTTTCTTTAGGTGTTTGTTTCATAAATTATTTATTTTAATCTCCACAAAAACAAGATATATCTGGTTCATCAAACAAAGTTTTATTTAAAGCTAATGACTTAATTGTTTCCATTTTAAAGTCCTTATGAAACCTTGCATTAATTTTATTCTCTTGTTCTATCCACCAGTCTAATCTTTCTGGCATCAAATGGGCTTGTGCTACTTTCTTTTTAGTTCCTTTCATAAAACAAAAATCACAATTACTTAATGTGCTATGTATTTTAAGGTCAAATCCTTGATTACTCCAAAATGTTTTGACATCATTTACATTAACATTAAAATCCCAAAGTGGAAATATATAATCCCATCTATCTTTAGATACTTTATTTTTCATTTTAAAATATCTATTTGGTTCGTCTTTTCTAATTCCAATAGCAGCATCCCAATGTTTGTGACCTAAGGACTTTAAATATCTTGCCATAGGTAATATTTTTAATTCCGTGGTACAAAATCTTTTAACTCTGTTTGGCAAATAACCGCGTTCCTTTATCATGTCAGAAAAAGGTTCACCATTTCTGGAGGCAGTTTCGTAATTTACAATTTTATATTTATTTTCATTGCAAAATTCTAACCAAACTACATCAAGCTTCCATCGAATATCACATTCATTTACAAAATCTAATGTTTCGTCCATTTCTTTACCTGTGTTGGCAAAAGTAAATATCAAATCATCTTTAGAATAATTATCAACCATAATCTTTGCCATCATAGCCGATGAACGGCCTCCAGAAAAACTTACTTGTATCATGGTTGATATTCATTTACGAGCCTCTCAATCTCCTCCTGCCTCCGCTTCTCCTGTGCGGCAGGGTTTTGATAATGGAATTTAGTATATATGGCATTGGCATTGCTATAAATCATAGATATAGAAAAGTTGTTCTTCATAAACTTGTCACTAACGTGCCAGGCTGCCTTGGTGAAAGCTGCTACCATTTCATCCATTGTTCCCTCAACAACTGCTATCTGTTTTATCCATGATATTAATTTCTTGCAGTTACTCCCATCTTTTGCACTCATAATGTAATTGCCTTGCTTGTTCTTTGGCAAAGTAACCTTGGCGCAATTTTCGTACGCTTGGCAATAGGCAATGAAGGCAGAGTAAGTTTCGGTATTTTCTTTTTCTTTTGGCGCAACATTTTCTTTTTCTTTAAAACCTTGCTCATGGGAAATGGAATCATGGATGGACTGCCTTGCAAAACTATTTTTTATTTTTGGTTGAGGAGGCGTGAAAGAATTTTCACATTCCTTTAATACTTTAATATTGTTAATACTTCTATTGGCTAATACTTCTTGGGTGTTCATGGCTAAAGGTGCCCCCTCTTCATGTGTGAATACCTCCCCCTCTTCATTGGTGAATGGGGTGGTATCCAAATCTGACATATTTTTAGCAGAAACAAATACTCCTATGTATTCAGTTTGCAATTTATAAAGGTTACTTGTTTGGCTGCCATCTGCTCTAAATCTTCGTGTGACAGTCATTATTTTTTTATCTACCAAAGAGTTTTTAACTCTTAAAATTTTAGACTGCGAAAATGTAGAATCTTTGCTAAGTTTGGCATTGGATGGAAAACACATTTTGTTTTGATTCATATAATTTACTATATAGCAAACAAGGTATAATTCATCTGGATTAATTTGGCTAAGTAGCCTTGTATCTATGTTTATCATAATTCTAATTTAGCTTGTTTGCCATAATTACTGTTAAACACAATAGCTTGTATAGCATATTCATTCATTATGTTTATTGGAATCAACATTGTTTTAATTGTAGAAAGTGTTTCAACTACTTTATAAGTATTTTGTCTATACAATCTAATAAGTACCATTTTATCAATTATCCAACACATATCATAATTACCAATTACATAATAAATAGTATTATCTTTTCTTAATATTCCAGATGGAACCCATTTATCATTATTTCCATTTGTCTTTTCATAAACTTCAATAGCTACATTATTTGTAGCTTCACAATATCCATGAGTACAATCACCTGTTGACCTTGCATCGTATTTTATTTCATATCCTTGTAAACTTTCACCTACTTCAAATTGGTATTTTTTGCTACTGTATGGCTGTATAACAATTCCATAATTATGAAGTAATTTTCTAATTATAAAGTCTTGAAATTCTAATCCAATTTCAAAAGAATCTTTGTGTTTATTATTTCCTTCGTACATATTAATTATTACTTTGATTACCAAATACATCCCATCCTTCAGGCGTTTCCCTTGCAAATAATTCAATTTTATTTCCGTATGTATAAATAGTTTCTATTATTTCTCTAAATACATTAGGCTTCTTTGAATGCTCTGTCCTTTCTTCGCTAACTACACTATCAAATAATCTTTTTACATCTGGAGTACACGCTCCTTTTGTGCATACTAATAATATTTCATGGCGTACACTGTTATAATGTCCCATGTTATGTTTTATTTTATCCCAAATAAATGTAGTCTTATATGTGAATCCCCATGCTTTAGCTACTTGTAATGCCTCTGGCAAATGTGGAGATGTACTCCATAAAAATAAAACTGCATCTTTTTCGGTAATATCTTTTATAGGCATTGCACATATATCTTCTGTGTTCATTAGTAGATAATAGTCCTGTGGCTCTGTAACATATTCTGGCATAGCATTGCCATACTTCCAAGGTGGGTCGGCATAAATGATTCTGTATTTTTTATCCTTTATTTCTACATCTTGCTTTTCAAAAGTTTCTCGTATTTCCTTTCTTTTTAACTCTACCTCCTCCTTCTTTATCTCCTTATATGCCTCATTGATTGACATTGTTCCAGTGTTCAACTTTTCTTTCACTTCGGCAGTAGCAGTTGCTTCAATCTTTTTTACTTTGGCTATTGTGTCGTGTGAAACATTTGCAATTTTGGCAATTTCTTGACGTGTTTCAATTGGTTTCACTTCCGCAGATATCTTCGGAAGTGAATTACCTTTAAATTGAATGGCTTGATTTTCCTTTGCCTTTTCCTTAAATACGTCTTCAAGTTGCAAAGCCAAAACGCTTCTTTGGTAATTAGATAAATTCCTTCGCCCAAACTGGTTATGAATCATCCATTCCTTAACACGATTAATATTCTCAAACTCCTTTTCAAGTGTTTCATAATTAATATCATGTTCCTGCGCAATCCTGTATCGGTTGTGCCCGTCGATTAAAATACCATTCCATGTAATTAATGGTTCGCGTATCCCTTCTTCAAGAATATTGCGTTCAAGCTGCTTAAATTCCTCGTTTGATAATGGGGGAATAAGGCTTTCAAGTTCCTGTAATATTTTCATAGTAATTTTTTACAAAAAAAAAGCCCAGCAGGTGGAGACTACTGGGCAGGTGAAACAAAGATTTGTTCCAATTTCCTTTGCATGGTCTCCACTCCGTGCAAAAGAATACACAAATATAAACTATTTTTAATTCTTTTCCGAAATTTGTTTTACCTCATTTCTATCCTCTATAAATCCACTGCCATGACTCCCTCCCACTATCTTTAGATACTGGTTCTCAACGCTGGCACTGTTTATAATCACCTGGGCAACATCTGCCACAACCTTGGCTTTGGCAATGTCGTAGGTGGATTCTGGATCGGTTAGTTCTTCAAGTACACTGAACAGGTGGTTGCGTAAATCGCTGATTTTGTTTTTCATTTGCTATTCTTTTAATTTGGTTTACTAATTGCTGCACTTCTCTCAACTCTGGAGGCACACGGCTTATCCATCGGTTAAGGACTGCAAGTTCTCCGCGTGACATAAGGCAGAGGTTATCAATGTTATTATTGTCTATAATACCATCCATGCGAAAAACAACGTAGCCTTTGGGCACTGGGCCGTGGACTTGTTCCCAGGTGTGCCTACTTAAAGAAATCCATTTGCCGTGGTCAATTTTAATTTCAAGATATTGGCCTAAATGTCTGGTTGTGCCAATGGGCTTATAGTTGTAAGGAATGTTACCTTTTACAAAACTTGATTCTACTAACTTTGCTCTATGCTCTGGTGTTAACTGTCTGCCTTTGTTCCAAGGGGTAAAGCCTTTTTTAAAGCAACTGCTTCTTGAAGGTGATTTTATTCTACCTATCTCAGATACACGACGCATATTTAAAGATAAAAAACCTTTACACTTCTTTATGCCAAGTTTATTAGCACATACACCTATAGATACAGATGTTCTGCCCATCATGATAGATAAATCTTCATTATGCATATATGGGTAATAGGTTTTTAAAAACTTTATTTCCTCATCTTTGTAACGAATCTTTACACTTTTTTGAATATCATTCCCCATGATGTTACAGATTTTTCATCGCAATGAAATTTAAAATTATATTGCTCGAACATTGATATCCATTCCT